TATTAAGAACGCACAGGAGCAAGGCATCTATGTGGTGCTGATTGATAGTGAAAATGCACTAGATGAAAAATGGTTGCATGATCTTGGGGTAGACACTAGCGACACCAAGTTGTTGAAATTGTCAATGGCCATGATCGATGATGTGGCCAAAACAATCTCCACATTCATGAGCGACTACAAAGCACTACCAGATGGCGAACGTCCAAAGGTGTTGTTTGTTATTGACTCATTGGGCATGTTGCTTACCCCTACTGACGTTAACCAGTTCGATGCGGGTGATATGAAAGGTGACATGGGCCGTAAACCCAAAGCACTTACTGCACTGGTTCGTAACTGTGTAAACATGTTTGGCAGTTACAATGTGGGCTTGGTTTGTACCAATCACACATACGCTAGTCAAGACATGTTTGATCCTGACGATAAAATCTCGGGTGGTCAAGGGTTTGTTTATGCAAGTTCGATTGTTGTTGCCATGAAAAAACTCAAACTCAAAGAAGATGAAGACGGTAACAAGATTACCGACGTCATGGGCATTCGTGCCGCATGCAAGGTAATGAAAACTCGCTACGCCAAACCCTTCGAAGGTGTACAAGTTAAAATTCCGTACGAAACTGGAATGAGTCCTTATTCGGGACTAACCGACTTGATTGAGAAGAAAGCCATGCTCAAGAAAGAAGGTAATAGTTTGGTGTTTACCACAAGCGACGGCGAAGTGATCAAGAAGTTTCGTAAGGCATGGGAACGCAATGACGACAATTGTCTCGATACTGTTATGAAAGACTTTGCAAATCAGAGAGCAGAGGTAAGTACTCCGGAGGAAACAGCAGATGAGTGAAACAATAGCCAGTGAAATTTGGGGAGAACTCAAGCGTTTTGTAAACACAGTAGACCGTGACGAAGCTGCGGAAACTGTGATACAGATCTTGATGGACAATGATAGTGATGTGGAAGACATTCGTGCGGCCTTCAAAGGTGATTCAGACATCAAACGTGCGCTGACTGCATATCTTGACAACGACAAAGACTATGCGGCAGAAGATGAAGAAGATGAGTCAGAAGAAGAGGAAGAAGACGAAGACTGGGAAAACTAATGTGGTACAGCCGCGTAGTTGCCAGCCTTGGTGCCATCCCAGACTTCATAAATCACTACGAGCGTGAACTTGAAGATGCCAAAAAGGACTGCAAGATCTACGGCCTAGTGGAAAAGAATATCACCGCTTTGCCCGGCATCACTGAGTTTAGGTACAATCAACTGCAAGAGATTGAGGCAGTACTAAACTATCTCAATATCCAACTGCGTAAGATACGTAGAAAACATTTTCAAAAGTATCTTGAAGGGTACGCTCGTGCGCTGACATCAAGAGATGCTGAAAAGTATGTGGACGGCGAAGACGAAGTTATTGACTACGAAACCTTGATCAATGAAGTGGCGTACCTGCGTAATCGCTGGTTAGGCATACTCAAGGGGCTGGACACCAAACAGTGGCAAATGGGACATGTGGTCCGCCTAAGAACTGCAGGCATGGAAGACATCCAGGTGTAAATACCTGCATGAAAATCGTCATAGTAACTGGTGGCTTTGATCCTCTGCATTCCGGGCATATCTCTTACCTAAATCATGCTGATCACCTGGGTGATCACGTGGTTGTGGGCCTAAACTCTGATGCGTGGCTCACACGCAAAAAAGGCCGCCCATTCATGCCCTGGCGCGAACGCATGATTGTGTTGGACAATCTACACATGGTTGGGGAAGTAATCGAATTCAACGACGATGACGGATCCAGCATTGATGCTATCCGCAAGGTCAAGGAAAAATATCCCAACGATGAAATTGTGTTTGCCAACGGCGGAGACCGTACATCCAAAAACATTCCAGAACAGGTATTTGATGATGTGGAATTTGTGTTTGGGGTCGGAGGGGAAGACAAAGCCAATTCTAGTTCCTGGATATTAGAGGAGTGGAAAACTCCCAAAACATCACGTGCCTGGGGTTACTATCGTGTGTTACACGAAGTAGGCACACATACCAAACTCAAAGAACTTACTGTGGCACCCAAAACATGTTTGAGTATGCAACGTCACGATCAACGTGCAGAGTTTTGGTTTGTGGCCCAAGGTGAAGCCGCAGTTTACACACTAGACAGTTCAAGCGATCACGACTTGGTAGGTACATATGGACCGCACGAATATATTTGGATTGCTAAAAATCAATGGCACATGTTGTGCAACGAAACTGACCAACCACTCAAACTAATTGAAATACAATACGGTGAGAATTGTGTAGAAGAGGATATCGAGCGCAGATGAAAGACATTATACCAATCTTTATTGGCTATGATCCGCGTGAGGCCATAGCATATCACACCTGTGTCAACAGCATTATTAGACACGCAAGCAGACCTGTGAGTATTGTGCCTGTAGCACTGAATCTGTTCCGGGACTATTCGGAAACACACACTGACGGTAGCAATCACTTTATCTACACAAGATTTTTGGTGCCGTACTTGATGGGATTTTCGGGTTCGGCTATCTTCATTGACGGTGACATGATTGTGCGTGGTGATGTTGCAGAACTTTGGGCTATGAAAGATGTTACCAAAGACGTGCAAGTGGTCAAGCATGTCTACAAGACTCGCATGCCTGTGAAATACCTAGGTTCTAAAAATGAAGACTATCCTAGAAAAAATTGGTCTAGTGTTATTTTGTGGAATTGTAATAGTTTTCCCAATCGTAAACTTTCTCCTGAGTTTGTGCAACGATCCACAGGTAGTGAACTCCACCGCTTCTCGTGGTTGGATGATACTCGCATTGGTGAATTGCCGCCAGAATGGAACTGGTTACCCGATGAATACGGGCCTAATCCCGCGGCCAAGTTGTTGCATTACACCCTGGGCACTCCATGCTTTCACGAGTTTGCTGACACTCCCATGGGTAGTGAATGGCACAGAGAACGCATACTAACTGAATATTGCCAGCAAAGGTCAATAGAATGATCTGGGAACAGGAAGACGAATCATCATATATTCCGCCTCCGCCGCCAGAACCTCCTGCTCCGCCCGAACCGCATGTGTTAGATCAAGTGGTTCCTGAGATACGGGAAATATTTGATAACATACTAAAGTATCGAGTGGATCCAGCAGGATCCACTTACGGTATCACACTCCAAACGTTGAGTGAACAACTGGCGGCGCTACCGGTCAACAACATAGTAAGCACCGACAGCGAATACAGATACGAAAGAAAAAGTCACATGTACGATCCCATACTACGAAGTTTTGTACAAGGTGCTGGCGGCCAAATCAGCACCTGGGCCCGAGAAGAACACACAGAAACTGCTGTGGTGTTGCGTGGTATTACCAAACGCAAACAAATGGACGCATGTCGAGCAGCCGGAAGAGATTTCTTCTACATTGACACAGGATACTTTGGTAACGGTAAAAGAAAACTGTATCACAGAATTACCCGAAATGATGTGCAATGGTTTGGTGATATTGTAGAACGTCCCTGGGACAGACTAGAAAAGACCAATGCACGGCCAAAAAAAATGCGACCTGGCACAAACATTCTCTTGGCACCGCCCAGTCAAAAGTTATTGAACAATTACGATATCATACTTGACGATTGGTTGGAGACTGTACAACAAGAAATCAAAAAGTACTCTGACAGACCGGTTGTTGTAAGAACCAAACAGGGCCGCAGTGCTAGAATTTTTGATGACACAATGGAAATGGCCCTGGATCGTGACGTACATTGTTTGATTACTTTTTCTAGTATTGCCGCAGGCGAAGCATTGCTACACGGCAAACCTGCTATCACACTGGGCCCAAATGCCGCGGCACCGTTGTGTAGTCAGAGTCTTGATGCGATAGAAAACCCACGCCGACCCAGCCTAGACGAAGTGGAAGCCTGGGCAAGACACATGGCATATTGCCAATTTACAGAAGTGGAAATGCGTGATGGTACTGCCTGGCGCATATTAAACAATGCTTGATTGTGTTGTTTACGTTTCCAGTGTGGCCAACGTAAAAAAGCACACACGCAAAACTCAATGTCTTGAAAGTTTTGCCACAGGTGTTGCGGCATCTGGTGGACAAGTGCGGGTAGAGCATGATTATGTTTACACGCCCAGTCGATTAGCGGTGATGTTGGGTTGGGCAACCACCAACACCGGCGGGCGTAACATAACCTTACGCAAAGAAATTATAGCAGAGCAACGTCGCCGTGGTCTTCAAACCATGTGCATTGATGCCAGTTGTTGGAAATACACGGACGACGGCAGTAGATACCTACGCTACAGTTTGAATGGACCGTTCTATGATCGTGCTGAATACGCTAATCACAACAGTGACAGCGCCAAGTGGGACGAAATTCGACAAGCATTACATATTGAATTAAAATCTCCACAATCAAATCTTCAGGGTCATGTTTTGATTTGTATGCAACGTGATGGCGGCTTTAGCATGAAAGCATTGGATCCAATGACATGGCTTAATGGAAAAATTCGACAAATTCGACAACACACCCAACGCCAGATCATAATACGTCCTCACCCGGGTGATTATAGACCTGAAGATTTTCACAAGTGGAACAAAAGACAACTCAATAACGATACCAGCATCATGATAGCGGATCCTGCAATTACGCAGTTGACAGACAATCTAAACGGTGCTCATGCCGCAGTATTC